AGAACGTATCTGTTCCTTAAATTCTTCATCCAGATTAAAATGAACGAAAAAATCTAGAACTTGTAGATATTGATTTACTAACTTATTAATGACTGGCAGATACTGTTTAATGACTTTCGTTTTAATACCAGTATCTTTTAACATTTCAGCAATAACTGAATTATAATTATGGGATTCATTGAGTTTAAATTTCTCTTCCCTTAATTCCTCACGTTCAGATTTCATATTCTCTAGGTCAATTTGTGCAAGACCTAGGTCTCCGGATCGAGAATTAATTCTACGAATATCATCTTTGAGGGTAGTGATCATATTACGTCTCGTGCGAATATCCTGATCATTCGCACTCATTTCCGATCGTTTTTTTCTAAGATTTTCAATAAGACTGTTGAACGATCGAATACTATCTTCAACGATAGAACTTTGTTCTTGAATTTTCTTCATTGCATCCTGAAGAACCATAGCCTTTTCCTTCACAGACTCGAGTTTAGTAGTTCTAGTGTCTTCTAAAATTTCCTGAGTACAAGTCGGACACGAAGTATTATCTTCATAGAATTTTGCATCCTTTACAAGACTTCTAATCTTGGTGTCGAACCCTGCCTTATACTGTAAGAGGGATTGTTTTCGATCGTGCTCAAGATTAAGTTTCTTCGATGCATCATTTTCTGCTTCATTTAGTCCTTCCAAGAGATCCAGATTCAAGGATTCGAGTCTTTCTATTTCACCTAGAATGCTGTCGATCTGAGATTGTTTTTCTCGAACCTCTTCATCATTCAATGCAGTAATGTTACGAATATATTTGTTCTGAGTATCAATCTTATTCGTATTTAATTCAATTTGATACGCATTATCTTTCTGTCTATCGCGTAGAAGTGATATTTTTTCTTTGATGATCAAATTCATCTTCGTAAAGACGTTGATATCAAGTAGGTCTTCGATTACCGAACGACGATGGTGTGCTGCGAGTTGCATGAAAGGAATAAAAGAAGAGCTTCCTAGTACCACAATCTGATGAAAAGACTTATGGGTCAACTTTAGAATATTCTGCTCTAAAATCTTCTGGTATTCGCGGGCGTGAGAATCCTGATTGATCATAACACCATTTTTCCAGATTTCGAAAATGGCAGGATTTAATCCCCGAACAATACGTAGATTGGTTCTATCAGCTTTAAACTCAACCTCGACAACGCAGTTCTTCTTATTGATACTATTCACAAGTTGCGGTTTATTGATATTTCGATGGGGTTTGCCGAACAGGGCAAAGGACAATGCATCTAGTATTGTTGATTTGCCGGCTCCATTGTGACCGACGATCAGAGTCGACTTATTAGAAAGAAAGTCGATCTCTGTCCATGCATTTCCCGTCGAGAGAAAGTTCTTCCATCTCAATTTTTCAAAAATTAGCATCTAGACTATCTGTAATCCAAGTAGAGGTTAAATAGCAATTCGGAGGGATATCCCCAGACTTAAAGCAATTCCATATAAAAGAAGTGGTGAATCCTGCTAGGCCTGTTCCTACGGGTGTAATCGTAAAATTATGTTCGGGGTGTCTTCTAGCAAAATCACAAAATGTATGAATAGAATCCTTTACCCCGGCTGGGGATCTCGTTAAAATCTTTTCATCTTTTGTCGGAATAGCATATGATGAACCGGTTAATCCCTCTCCGACCCCCATTTCTGCTCCATGCATTTTGTGAGCATATTTTGCAGCACCTGCCCCGTGTACGCCCGCAAGGTTTGATCCAAAAACAAATATATTCATGTTATATCCATACTCTGAGCTTCTATATGAAGTGCTCTAATTTCCTGTTTCAATCTCAATTTGTCCAATACGGTTTCAACGTTCTCAATATAAGTGTCCAGAAGGGTTTCCGTTTCTTCAAGTTTTATACCTTCATCGCTTACCTGTGATCCCGTAAATTCTTCGAAGTTATCCTGGACATTTAAGTCGTGGATTGCTTGTTCTTGTATTCTATCAATAAACCGATCGAATGTAAATAGGTCTCCCTTGTTTATTACCACCACTTTTACGAATTTATTGTCACACCTATCGAATTCGTAATTCCTGAGGGGATCCATATCTGCATCATAGTAAATGCGTTCGAACATCGTATGTGGATTCAGTACGGGAATAAGCTCACGGGAATTGGTATCAAGAATATGAAAATGTTTAGGATCATGAGCATCAGACCAAGTAAATTCCAATTGTGATCCGAGGTATCGAATGTTATCCTTATTAGATTTAGTATGGAAGTGTCCGGTAAGAACCTGCTCGAATCTCGAAAAGAGTTCGTAATCCATACCGTCATGAGATTCTACTCCCTTTAGAACCTCAAACCCCTTTAGTTCCAAATGACCGCCAAGCCAGTCCGCCTTACACGCCCCGATGAATTTCAGACAATGATCATAATTCTCACTGTTTATCCAGGGCACTAAAGCAAGCCGGAATCCATCATATTCTTTAACCACAGGATCCATATGGATCGTTACTTCACCCATATAGTGGCCTAGAAGTTCTTTCAGTGAATTCACTTCATTCGTATTTTTATAAACTACGTCATGATTTCCTGGAATGATATCCATATGAATCCCTCGTTCGCGAAGAACTCGTAAAAAATCATGTCTCGCCCGTGCCATTGTCTTGACCATGACAGTCTTTCGATTGTCGTAGAAGTCACCAAGGTGAACGATGTTCTTGATACCATGTTCTTCGAGATACGGAAAGAATACCTCTTCATAGAATTTCCTTGCATTATCGGCAAAGATATCACTTCCATTCCTCACACCAAAGTGTGTATCATTCAGAATAGCTATTTTCACTCGAAGAACCCCGTTAAATCAGAATCTACGTGTACAGTTCTTTTCTTCTTAGTCTCTTTTTTCTTATACTCTTTAATCTTTACATCATAATCCTTCACCTTATCAATTCGATCTTTAAGTTGACCGATAAAGGACATGATACTAGCATCATTCATATCTTCACCGTCGATGAAGTTTTCTACCCCGGATTCAGCAAGATATTTTAATCGTATATCTCGCTGTTTATTTTCTCTATCGATACGTCTGAGAAATGCATACCAACTAATTTGAGTAAAGTAAGCAAAGGCATTCGGTTTTCCCGTACGCGTAGCTGCTTCAATATTATAATTATGAATCGCCTTAAGACAATTCTCAACAGCATCCATAACCATTTCTTCTCGATAGGTATATCTAATGAAGTTCGATTTGTGAGATAATCCCTCTGCTAGATCTAGAAAACATCTAGCAATATAATCTGGGACGATGGGTATTGCTTCACCTTTTTCTTGTGCCGTGTTGACAATTCGTACGTATTCAACTACTGCATGGGAAAAATCGTGATTGTTAATATAATTTACGCTTTTGTTCTTTGGACTCATTAATAGAAACTCCTTATTATTTTCTATTATAACATAATATGGTTAGGATGTAAATTAAAAAAAGACGAAAAGTTAAAATAAAAGTTTGATAAAAGTCAAAATAGGGGGTTTACAAATTGTAAAAAGACGATATAATAAGAGAGATATCTCTGGGAGGATAGAATACTACCCCTATCAATGTAGAGGTTTCTTACTACCAAAGTTTATCCCGATGATGTTATCTACTTTATCTTCTTTACGTTTATCTTCATCCATATCTTCATCCATATCTTCATCCAAATCCAATCCATGAAGCTCATTGAAATGGTTCTTAATGCTATCAACGGTCAACATATATTGATTAATCATAGTATCTGAGGGTAATGTAACTGCTTGAATATTAGATTGCATAATAGTAACAATCTGACTAATCTTTTGCCCTGTCATATAAGGACGAAGGGCATAATAGGTACCTGTTGGACCATCTACCTTATGAATAGACATAGTATTTTGCACTTGAATATCATCTGCTTCTTCATCCCAATTAATTACTTCTGCAAATACTTCATTACCATCAATTAATTTCATCTGCCATATTGTATTTGAATCCAACATCGTTTATCTCCTGATCAATTGTTAATCTAATTTAACCTTGTATATATTATATCGAAACCCTTGCTTGTCGTAAACTGACATTCGATGTACCCCGTGCAGCATAGCAAAGTTTTTCCGATCTTTCCAATGTAAATCATCCACTATGTCAAATAATCGAGTGGATTGATTATTATCAGACTTCCGAAGACCACGGCCGATAGACTGAAGAACTCTAATTTGGGATTTCGACGGGCTAGGAAAGATGATATTATGAAGATTTCTGATATTGATACCAGTAGAAAATACCCCCATAGAAGCAACGATAATTGAATCTTTCTGAGTCTCTACGATATGTCGAATTGCTTCTCGGTCACTTGACTCAGTTTCCCCTGCAACAAAGAAGATTTTTCTACCTTCCTTTGCATTCTTGATAATATCCTGATAGAGAGGTTTACCGTGTTTTTCAACAAATTGAAACAGAATAAGGGTGTTACCATTAAGATCCAGTGCTAAGTTACGAACAAAATGATTTCGAGGTTCATTTCGGACAATGTAATCTATTTCATCCTGATAGGTTCTTTTACCGAATTCTTTTCGAATTTCCTGCGGGTGTTCGAGTACAAGGATAGATATATCAAGTTGAGCTAAGACGTCATTCTCTTGTAATTCTTTGGTAGTAACTACGTTGAGTGTGCGCCCGAAGAGTCCTTGTAGAACTAATTCATGAACTTGGGTCCCGTCTAGGGTTCCGGTAGTACCCCAACGATGGGAAGCATGTCGAGATTTATTCATAATACTCGTAAGAGACTTCGATTTGAATCCGTGAACCTCGTCACCAACAATACACCCGAAAGGATCAAACCATGTAGTGGGTAAATTAAAAATAGATTGCCAGGTCGAAATCACGACTCGCTGTTGGATATTAGTTTTCGGTCGACCTGAAAAGATGGTATGGCAATCCTCTTTAGAAAAGGTTTCATCATGTGAAGAATAATCATCGAAGTCATTCAACATTTGTTCGACAAGAGACGTCGTAGGAACTACTACTAAAACCTTATCGTCATGGGTCGCTAAAAACCATCTAAGGAGAACGTAAATGATCAAAGACTTACCAGATCCGGTTGGGGAAAGTAGAATCCTGCGCTTGTCATTGATCCCATGGTAAATTGCTTCAAATTGATACGAACGAACCTGAATTGGTTTACCCTTCGAATTCAGATTTAATTCTTGAATGAAGGTATATATTTCTTCTGGGGTAACATCATTTTTAGAATTTGGATATCCCTCTGACCCTTCGATTAGATCTAGATTGTATCCTCGGGTTTTTGTAAATTTCTGTAGATGATCATAAAGACCCACCGGCAATTGATAATTCCGTCTTTGGAATAGCCTAATTTTTCCATCCCAAACCTTATTCTTATAGCTCGGGATGAACTTATATCCCGGAACAAAGAATGAGAAAAATTCGTCTAACTCCATTGCAATGCCTTTATCGCAATCAATCTGCAACGAAATATTATCTCTCTTCTGAACTTTTATTACGTCAACCATTTAACCACCCGATTGGAATTTTCTAAAATCAATTATATTACGAATAGTTTGTTGACGCCATTTAATATTCTCGAGAATATCTTTTAAAGTGCTGATGACCGTCTTCCAATATTCAACTTTCTCTTCGGACGTTTGGATATCTAAATCCGAATCGTAATAATATTCTAGATTTGTTTTGATGATATGGAGGCCGTCGAAGGGGTCGTAAGGCCATCCCTCTCTTTCAATTTCTTCTTGAGACATCTTCCCATTATAATATAGGTATTTTTTCTTAAGCAAAACTTTCTGGGAATGCTCTACCTTCTTTAACTGGAGTTTTGCCACAGAGTAGAGTTGAAGATATTTAGAGTGGAGATTTGGGGATAACCGAGCTGATTCGTCCAAATTCATACTGTCGATCTGACAGTCTTTATCCCACTCTTTGAGTACATTTTGTAGATCTATCACAGAATTTCATTCCTTATTCAATGTCAAATTTTGTATATCTAAAGGTGACGGAAAAGACAATCACTTCAGTTCCATCGGTGTTTGCAGCCATGGTGAAACTCCCCAGGTCGGTAGGAGAAGCGTCCCAG